CATCATCATCATCATCTTCCTCATCGTCATCATCCGATTCCTCTTCTTCTTCCTCGTCATCGGATTCAGAACCAAAAAGGTCTTCGGCTTCTTCGGCAGAAAGCATGATAGGAGCAGGGATAATCTTTACTGAGCCGTCTTCGTACTTAATGATGATTGCACCATTGATTTCTGTTCTGGAAACTTCTTTCAGTTCCACTTCTTTTTTCTTCTTAGCCATTTTCGTAATGTTTAAGTTGGTTAATAAATTAATAAATATATCACTCTGTTATAAGTTTCTTTACCAGTATGGATTTCTGAGTATACCCAGATTTTACTAATTCCTCCTGAGCAATATTGAATTGTTTTATCTCATCTAGAGTTGTCTTTAATTCTAATTGAGATTCAATTGTTATTGCCTGAGAGGCAAGTTCCTTGTCACCTTGATAAGTGACTATCTTAAACTTCTTACCTGCAAATGGGTTTGCTGGTTGATGTGCTGTGATTTTAAAACCTTCGTTATTATTCATTGCTGTATTTAATTTTAGTTATCCCAGGAATACCCACCTTCCCAAATACTTCGGTATAGGATTTGTATTTCCCTTTTATCATTGTTTTATAGTTATCGGATAATCGAATTGGGTAGACCCATATTTTATTTTCTATCATCCTATTTGTCATTATATAAGCATAAGACCTTCTAAGTTTAATACTCTCTAATGGAACAAACCCTTGAAATAATAAAGACTTCTTAATAAACCTTTCTTTAGGCAAATACCCTAAAAATTTAAGTGATGCCTCATCGAATATTTCAAGCATATCCCTTTGTGCTTTGATAAATAGTACCTTTTGTATTGGGATGTTCATCTTCTTTCTTAAATATAAAGCCAATGAACTTACCAATGGAGGATACTGCAGGAATAACAGATTGAATTTATGTTTCTCCTCTTGACTCAGCCTGTTGTAAATCCTGTAGGATAGCAAGATTGATTTGTAATCTCTTTTGCCTTGTATACTTGGGAGATATGCCTTGCCGTTGTCCATAGAGTTTGATTGAGTACCTTTCATTGAATTCCTTTTTTCCTTTAGACTTAAAGACTCGGTGCATTTGTACCATAAATCTTCTTCGTCGGTGTTTATCTATGTGATATTCATCGGGCATTATGAACTTCCTTGCTTTTACGAATTTACCCTTAAACCAGAATTTAGTACTACCCTTTTTAAGAAGTTTACCATTCATATCGGATAATTCTCTAATGCCTTGTTTTATAAGTTTCCTCCCAGATATTATATGGATATACTGAAGAACATCTACACCATAAAGATAAACTAAGGTAACCTTTACTTGGTGTCTAGTAAAGTAAGGTATACCAGTTAGATGTTTCCTATATAATTTCTTTTCAGTAACAATCTTATTGGTAGTATCTGGTCTCCAAGTCCATATATAATATCTATCTGGTCGTATGGGTCCGTTGTTACTTTCCTTTAGTTTTACCATTTATATTCCTCTTTGCCATTCTATACCAAAGATTGATAGATTTCTCATTTGCTTCGGGGAATTTCTTTTTCATTCTCCGAATAACTCTATCAAGTTCAAAACCTTTTGCAGTTAATTCGAATACATAAGATTTCTTTGTACCCTTGATAAGATTAAATTCATCCCTCTCTCTTGGTGGTTTCTTTTCTCGAGGTTTCTTTATCCCAGGAACTCGTTTGGTTCTTCTTTGCCCATTTTCCCCTTCTTCTCCGAGAAACCCAAGCCTTAATCTGGAATTTCTTAATGGGTCATCTTTCGAATACCCAATATTTTCTAATTGCTTATCCATCCAATCGTCATATTTATCAATTAACGATTTATCTGGCTTTTCTTCTGATACATTGATATAATGTAATAAGTCAAATACCCCAGCAGAACAAGCATCAGGGAAAGGCATCCCTAATATGATAGCCTTTCTCTTTAAATCCTTATAAGTCATGTTTCTCCCAGAAGCACCAAGGAAATTTGATTTCTCCTTGGATGGAGCTTTCATGTCTTTTCTACTCTTTTTTGCCATATCATTAATATTTTAAGTATTCATTTATTTTCTTTGCAAATATAAGAATAAATAATTTAATCTTATCTTATTTCTCTATTTATTTTTATAAAAATCCGAGGTTTTTGCTCGGTTCGCAGCAGTGGATTTAGGTTTTTTATGCTTTCTCTTGATATGTGTGTTATAAGCCATATCCAATTTCTTAATATTGAATTCTATGTTGTTCACTTGATTATAGTTTACTGCTCTTTCCACACAGCAACGGTACTCTGGCCAGAATTTTTGTCCAAGCTTAACAGATTCGGTTTTAATCATGAACTTAGATACCATAAAACCAAAGGTATCAGCATCATCTTTAGTTTTAAATACATACATGTAGAATCTACTAAATTCATCTACTACTTCATCCAAAGGTCTTACTGGTAATAATAGATAACCATCGGTATATAGGTCCTCAGATATTAAAGCTACCCAATACTTTTTCTTTCCTGGTTTTACTTTATACCTAAACCTTTCCTTGAGTTTAGTGTGCATCCAATCCGGTACTCTATTAAGAAGATACTTGATATATATCTTATCCTTCTTATTCGACCGCCTTTTAAATGCAGATGGCTGTTGTAGCATCCTTGGAAGTATTCTAAAGTTATTCCACCTATCAAATTCAAGAATTAATCTTAGAGTATCTATGTCCCATTCATCCTCAGACTCCTTTAACCTCTTCATGTTTCTCTCTATATTTTTAGAGTTTACCTTTGGGAGTAATTGAGCTGAGTCTCCTGTGAATAAGCTTGCTTCTTTTCTTTTTAATCGTTTCTCTAAACATCCCTCCATATAATCTTGGAAATTCCTCTCACAGGGGCAATCTGGTCGAAAAATAGAAGTGTGTTTCTCAAAAAAATCCGAGAATAGCCTAAAGAATTTCTCTGACCGTTCCCGGATTTCAAGATACTTGTAATGAGATAACTTTAAAATTTCACCAGCTTCCCATGAAGATTTACTTTCTGATAGTTGAAGGAATAATGATTGTTGTTCTTTATCAATTAAACAACTCCAGGCTTTTTGTTGAGCTTCGTTCATAACATTAAATTCTCCTATATCTCATTATACTATCAATTGCTTCATTGGTTATCTGATTAGGGTCATATTCCCCAGAATTAGCATAAAGCTTATCTGGATCATGATTTAAATATACACTATAGATAACGTTGTCAAAAGGTAACCATACTTCCATTCTTCCCATTTCAGGGTATATAAGAACTTTTACTCTTTTACAAAGATGGTCAACCTCTAATACTGTAGCATCTACTCCCTCATAAGGATAACCCCGTAATACTAAGTAATCTCCAGGCTTTACATTGACTAAATCATCTACTGAAAACTTCTTATTCTCTCTAGCAATACGTTTAAATCGCCTTACTTCTTTTCTACTACAAGTAGCCACTAAAGAGAAATCATCAAAGTCTTCTGCATTGTCAATCCTTACCTTTTTCTTTCTTGGGTACATTGTCTCGGTATTACGTAACCAAGTTCTGATACCAGATATATTCCTACGTAACTTATTAAGAAAGGGCCTTGAGAATGCTAATTTAGTGGGCATTCTCATAAAACCATAATTGAATAATACTGGTACTTCTTCGAATACCATCTTACCCTTTGTGGTTTTTCTTAATACGTTTACCATAGGAATAATTGCCTTGATTTGGTCATACCCCTTTTCTTTGAGTTCTTTATTGATTTTATCACAGTACTTCCTTTCAAGGTAAAATATACAATATGAGTATGGGGTATGCTTCTTCATAGGTTACCGGTTTTTAAGAATTAACTTAGCTTGTTTATGTACTAACTTATAGTTTACATTCTTCAGTATATCACTAGCCATGAATACATAAAGAATCTCACCTATCTTTGGTACATCAATTACCATAATATTGGCTTTATCGAATATTGGTTTATAGAATACAGAAGATAAATCCTTTCCAACTACAAAGAAAAATTCTTCTGATGGCATTGAATTATATCTCATACAGAGTATGGGAACTTTATTTGCTCTTTTTGCATCCTTAGAAGCTTGTTCCCAGAATTTCAATATATCGCATCCCTTATTACCTAAGAGTAGATGTTCAAACTTAATCTCTTTATAATTCTTGCATTCGATAGATATCTTACATCTATGAGCATGCCTTTCATCAGTACAGGTTAAATCAGAAGTGGAGTCCTTGTTTGAATGCCAAGCTCCACTCCCGGCTCTGTTTCTTTCAAATTTGTACCCGGTCCATTTCGTAAACCAAGCCCCTATCTTTCTTTCGAATCGATTTCCTTTATTCTTAGAGTTCATGATATAATGGTGTATTGTATTTTATATACCATTATAGTAATTGGTACTTACTCAGGCCTTGAGTCTTTTCCACTTGCAGGATTTTGGTATTACCGAGAGGAAGTGAATCCAAGTGGGTTATCAAGAATAAAGTTTTCTCTTTGAATATGTGACGTATCAATGATGTAACTATCTCAACATTATCCGAGCTTAAAGATTCGAATACCTCATCGAGAAATGCTAGGTTGATACCTTTAGAAGCGGTTAAAGCTTCATTCATTGCAAATGCCATTGCTACACAAACCAATTGTTTTTCTCCTCCTGATAGTTCATCATAATCTATAATCATACCATCTCTTTCTATAAGAGTAACAAATTCTTTTCTAGCAGTTCCCAAATCTATATTAAACTCAATCCTAAATCCTAATACTTCTGAATACTTTTCTAAACACTTATTCAAGAACTCAAGAGAGGAATCGAATAAATAGGCTTTAATTCCATTATTGCCCAATGGGTCATTGATTAACCAATTGTAATTCTCTAGCTCTAACTCTTTATTGTGAAAATCTTCATCAACCTTACGTAATTTTTTCCTAATCTCTTTAAGTTTTTGTTTATACTTGGGAGACATGACTTTAAGTTTTTCCTGTTTGAGCTTAGCCAAATCCTCATCAACAGAAGCAATATCAGAAGCAATATCATCACAATCAGATTTTAATTTCCTATACTTATCATTTACACTACCAAGTTCCTCTAACCTCTCTAAAGCCTCTTGATACTCTTTATCATATTTATCAAGGTCAGAGAACGCTTTATATATTGATTTAGCATCACGTAATGCACGTTTGTAGTGACCTGCCTCTAACTGTATTACTAATTCTTTAATTACCCTCTTAAGAGGTACATTAGATAAACTCTTAGCATCTTTTATCTTACCTCTTAAATCAAGGATTAATCTATTCTGTTTCTTAATCTTTATCTGAAGAGAGGCATCTACTTCATCTTTAATCTGTTTTTGTTTTTCAATCAGTAACTTAATTAGCTTCTCCCTATCCTGTTTTAGTTCTTTCCTCTCTTCCCTAATCTTTTGTTTGAATGATTTCTCCCTATCTCTCATATCAAAGTAAGCCTCTTTATTAGCCTCTAATTCTTTCTTCAGCATTTGAGACTCATGCTCTACTTCGTTTATCTGAGATATAAGGTTATTCTTATCTTGCAATGCAATGCCCTTAGCAAGGTTTAAGAACTCTAAATCAAATACTTCTTCGAATATCTTTTTCTTATCTGAATTAGACTCTTGTATAAGCCTCCTTATACCCTGGCCAAACATAATTGAATTCATGAACAAAGTATACGATAACCCTATTTCTCTATTTATGGCATCTTGTATCTTACCTTTCCCTTTTATATCAATTACATCGCCATCCTTGATAAATATAAGTCGGTCTTTACCTTTAGCCCCATCATCAAGTACTTCCTCATACTTTTGACATCTTATTATCTTATAGGTATGTGAGTCTTTTTGGAAGAATACCTGGACCATAGTCCCCTTGTAATCTTTGGGTCTTACTTCCTTCCAGGTATTTACATCAGATACACCCTTTAGATTTTTCCCATATATTGCCCATACTAATGCCGATAGAATAGTTGATTTCCCTTTCCCATTTGGTGCCTTGATAAGTATGGTACAAGTTGGGTTTAGTTGTAGATGCAGGGTTTCTATTGAACAAAAACCCACTACATCCATATTCATAAAACTTAGCATGACTCTACCTTTTTAAGTGTTTCTATTAATAGGTTCGATTTAACCTTATCATTGATACCTTTCTCTTTTAAGTACCTCTTTGCTAGTGCCTTCTTAGAAAGTTGCTTAGTAATCTTATGTTTGTTATTAACGGGAGTACTAGTTTTCTTGGGAATCACAGTATAATAATTGCCATCATCTTTAATATCTTCCTCAGATTCTACATCAATGAATTTCGGGAATTCCCTTAAAGGGATGAACTTCATTGATAGGTCCTCATATATTTTCCAATAACCCAATTCACAATCTCTATCGGTTCTTCTTTGATGGTTAGTTGCCCCAATCATATAGACCTTTTTCGAAAGTCTTTGAGGTTTATGAATATGTCCACATAATACTAAATCGAACTTATTGAGAAGGTTAACATTAAGATTCTCTACAGAATCTATTTCCCTACCATCGGTGTCCTTTGCTCCTGGATAATCCGTGTGTAGTAAAAGTATATTCTTAAGACTCTTATCTAATTCAATATTCTTTAAATATTCACTTAGACCGACATTATTATCAATATAAGGTACACCATATACTTTTATATCCTTATGATTAGAAGATAAGATAGCAGACCCATAATCTAATATATAAATCCCATACATTTCTACTCTATAAAGCCAGCTATAGGGAGGTGTACCAGCTTTACTTACCTTCTTGATGTCATGATTCCCTGAAATAGCGTATACCCATAGAGGGTCATAATCATTGTATTTATTAAATTCTTTGTAGCATATCTCATCAAGTTCTTGGTCCATGGTTTCTGCTTTGTGGAATAAATCTCCACAGAATAAAGCTGGGCAATTATACTTCCTACATTGTTTTTGTATAATCGACAAAACCCTGAAACTATTCAGGGTCCTGTGATTATTCTCATTGAACTTAGCCCAGAGATTAATATGCAAATCTGAAAAGGCTATTGCTATTACTTCTTTCCCCATATCCTATCTAAATGGTAATTGATTTGTTCCGTTCTCATACCTAAATCGAGCTCAGATATACAAATAGTGGGTATTTCCCAATTTGCAAGCAATTCCCCCATAAGAGATGATATCTGAACTTGGAAGAATCTGTTAAGTATTCTCTTACCATTATCTTCCATTGACCAATGCTTATAAGTATCTAGATTTAATGGTAAGAAGATTGCTACATCACATTGATCTTCCATTAAAGTCTTACACTGACAGAAAAAATGTCCCATTTCACATTCTGGTAAAGTTCTTGATTGCTTATACCAAAAATAAGCAGCCAAATCTGCATAACTCCTATCAGTTACGAAGTATTCTCTATCCTTGAATAACCTATTCCTTTTGTTCAGAAGTTGAAAATCTGCTTTATACATTGCCTCCGAACCGAGGGATAATATTTCATTATGTGATACCCCTTCAGTAGCAGGTAATAAATCTGACATACTACCAGAAATAAAAGGTAGATCTTCTCTCTTAGCTACATACTTAGCTAAAGTAGTTTTCCCTATACCTGAGGGACCTACAAACATTATACGTTTACTCATGATGTAATTCTTTAAAGGGTTTTATAAATTCATTTGTCAAGAAGGATGCTAAAGAGTATTCGATACAAAGCTCTTTGAATTTCTCATACTTAAACTTCTTTTTTGACTTAAGTGGTAATTTCTCTAATGGGTTATGTCTTACAAACCAGAAGAGGTCAATCAATTGCTCATTCCTTTTCCATATTTGAAGATATTCTTTGTTCTTACTCTGAGCAATGAATTTCTCAATCCTACCTTCATCGAGTATTTTCCTTGCCTTTACTGGACCTATACCAGGAAACCCAGATATATCATCGGAAGTATCTCCAACCATTGCTAAATATTCTACTGTCTCATGAGAATGATATCCGAATAATTCTTTGCAATTATCCATCCTTATCATCTCATCTTTTCTGGGATTATATATCCTCAGGTTATTTGATAGCAACTGGTTAAAGTCTTTATCCGATGATATAAGTATCATTTTCTCGGATTGGAATTTTTTAATTGCAAGATATGCTAAGAAGTCATCTCCTTCATATACTGTAGATTTCTTTTTATCGAAGATATAATTAATTCTTAGCATACCCAGCATTTTCATTATGATTGCCTTTTGCTTTTGCAATGACTCATAATCTATTGATATATTTTTTCGATGCCCCTTGTAATTGGGCAATAACTTCGTCCTTACTGGTGAATGACCATTATCGAATGAAATATAAACCCCATCTGGTTCAAACCTCGTAAGATACATATGCAGGGATTTAAAAAATCCAAATATTGCTCCACTGGGTTTTCCATCAGTAGATTTAAGTTTTTCGAACTTATGGAAGGATTGATGGAGGATATTTTCTCCATCAATCAATAATATTGTTTTCTTACTCATACTCTAAAATCGAATTCATAAAGTGAAACTTCTTGAATCTTTTCGTCACCAAGATAGATATCAAGATAATTCTCAGCAGAACTATAAGCATCTAAGTATCTAACTCTTGGTTCAATTCTCAAATTCTTTTTAAGGTATTCTTTAATTACTTTCTCTATACCCTCTACCTCCTTTTTATTCATCTTCTACCTCCTCTTCGTCTTCCGATTCGTTAAATGATTCATATTCTACTCCATCTACTGGATATAAATTAGTAGTCAATGCTACTATCTTCTTTCTAGTTGTACCGATAGTATTTATCTCGGCCTTCTTTAATAGTTTACGACGAAGTTCATCATCATCTTCCAAAAGCTTTTGGAATTTCTCTTCCCCTCTTGCAAGAGTTTTTCCTTTGAACTTATATACTCCACCTGAAGATTTTTCTATGATATCATTTTCTACCAATACATCCTCAAGAGCATAGCATCTATCAAAACCTACTTCATGGAACTTAGGATTGAAGTAAACCGGGCACTTACTGATTGTAGGTCTTGGAGGAGCAACCTTATTTTTAATAAGTCGGATTGTGACCAATTTACCAGCTTTCCGTTCTTTACCTTTCTGTTTAACAGTGATAGACCTGCCTGAGTAAAAGGCAGCTCTGATTGAAGCGTAGAACTTAAGTGCTGCACCTCCTGTAGTAGTTGTGTTATCTTTTCCGAATCCGACATTTAAAGCAGTTCTTAATTGGTTAATGTAAATCTGTGTAACTCCTAATCTATAGAATAATTCACTTCTGATACGGAAGTATTTGTAAAGGGCTTTTGCTCTACCTCCCATTTCAGCCTTACCCTCTACCATTTTAGAATCTATGTTATCTGCACAATCCATAGCAGCAATAGAATCTATCACTAAGAGAATCGGTTCATTATTAGTTAATTGAGAACGAAGATAGATTGCTAAGTCTGCTACAGCATCAGAAATATATTCTATACGAGTATCATTTAATACTGTAACTCTTTCTGGGTCTACTCCATTAATTTCTGCCCAAGAGTTCATCCAAGATTGTTCGGCATCTACCCATATGACATGTCCTCCGAGTTGTTGACAAGTATATGCAAAGTTATAGGCAATAAGAGATTTACCAGATGATTCTTCTCCAGCTACTTCTAAAATTTTACCGAATGGTATACCACCACCAAAGGTATAGTTGAGAGCAAAGAAGGTTGATGGCAACCATAGATTTGATTCTACAGTTTCTGAAGCCAATCTCATCATGCCCCCATATTTCTTTAATATCTCATTTTTTGTTGGTACCTTTAAACCCACTTTCGATTTCTTTGCCATAATGTAATGTATTTAAACTAAAGAAGGTGATAACCGAACGAATCTAATTATCACCTTCGAATGAAACCATATTATTACTAACCCTTAAATATCCGATTTGTATTTTCTTTTCTTTTTCTTGGGTTCATCGTCTTCCATGTAATGGTCTTTGTGAACTCCCTTTTTCTTTTTCTTCTTTGGATTATCGTCCTCATCATCACCGTGGTCTTCATTTAGATACTGTGAAAGTAAATCTTCCAACCCATCATAGGATTTGATTTGAGAACGAACTATACCCTCAAGGTCAATTGTACCTCGATATTTCTTGTCCAACTCAGTTGGTTTGCAAGCACGAGCAGAATAAGTGGTGTCTAGTTTACCAGACCCTGAACGTATTATCTTAATATCATAACCAGTTTTTGGGTCGGTCATATCACCTGCCTCATCTTCATCAAGGTATAGGTCAATGATATCCTGGTATACTGAGCGAGGAACTAAAACTCCCTTATCTTTGCCTTCGTAATCTACCTTACTACCCTTTTCATCTGAATAGATTATACCACCAATAACATATCTTCTTCTTGGTACCAGATTCTTGGCAAGTTCCTTGTCGTCTTCATCCTTAGAGTTTTTCAATTCTTGATACTTCTCCATAAATGGGCAAGGTTCATCAAAAGTAGCCGGAGATATAACTCCTCCCAAATTGCCACCCAGGTAGAATTGAATAATTTCGATACCCAATTCTTGGTCATCACCAGGAGACTTAATTCTCATTCTCAGGGTTCCTTCTTTTGGATATACTAACCCACTACCATTTCCCTTGGATTCTAGCTGTTTCTTTCTAGCTAGCATCTTTTCTTTTGTAGAAAGTCCCTCTGATGAAACTTTCTTTTTCTTCTTATCTTTTATCATAATGATTAATTTTGATTGTTCGGTTCTGAATAGACTACCTCATTCATACTCAATACGGTAAGAATGTTTTTCTCTAAGATCTTTTGAAGAGCAGGAGATAATTTATCTGTTTCGAATTCAAGTTCTTTACCCGCATACAAACCATAGGTAACTATCCTACCTATGCCCACCAATTCCCGATAGGTTTTATATTCTTCTGTAATCTCCCCACTCTTTACTACAACTCCTTTACGAGGAACTCCCTCTTTTACTTGTTCAGGGATAATCAAACCCGATTTAGTTTGGTTTACCTCCTTTGGAGATAAAATAAGTACCCGGTTTTCTGTAGGGCATCCAGGTAATTCTTGATTAAATTTCTCAGCCACAAGAGGTGAGATAAATGTCATTGAATAATTCATATTCTAATACTGTTTTTAAAAGTTAGTAATTATTTATAGTTCAATGGGTTAACCCTTTCTTAGATTCGCATTAATAGTTCTTAATATATTCTCCCGACTCTCATAAGCTTTACATATAGCTATGAACTTATTTGCTTTTTCTACAGCTTTTAAGTATCTTTCATAAATGGAAGAATACTTCTTGTTAAGATTTGCCTTATGAGAAACATATTCGTTATTCCACCTTTCATTGGCATCCTTATAATATACCCAAGCATTGGAATAGGCTTCATCCTTTTCCCTTGCTAGTAAATCTCTTTCCTTTATATACTTATCTCTAAGAGAACAAAGAATATAATAACTAGAAGGGGATTCTCGTAGCTGAGAATTAATGATATTCTCATTGATAGACAATTCTTTTTGAATATCAATTTCTAGGGTCCTACCCTCAAATTTAACCTTTAGTTTTTTTAGCTCCGTCTTCATAAACTTCTAATAGGTTTTTAAAGTCTTCCTTACTAAATTCGCCTTTACTTATAGCATTAGATACTTGAGCAAAAGCCATTTGATAAGCTAAACTCATACCAGGCAATCTAAGAAGAGATTTATAGGGACTAATCTTATCTACTAAAGCTCTTAATCGTAAGTCGCATAAGTTATCAGTTCCCCCTCTATCTAATAATACTAAGAAAGCTGCCCAATAAATATGAGTAGCATCTTCATAAGCAAGTTTCCCATCCTCATCAGTGGCCATTACTTTAAAAGCCATATCCTCTAATGTAGTAAGGTTAGTCTGTAATTGATGTAATTGGGTCTTTACTCTATTGAATAACATCTTTTCTTGTCCACTTACCTTTAAATTCGTAGCATCCAGGTATTTAAACAGATTCTCAATAGAATAACCCAAACATCCTGCAATCATATAGGTAAGGGCAGTTAATTTACTCGCATTTTGATATTCCTCATTTGTTGCCATGGTTTCATAAATTTATTTTATTTATGTGGACATAGTATCCTCTTTCTTCACTTCTGTTGGTGATTTTGGATTTTCTTCATGATGTAAATATCTATTACATCCAGGGCATTTTACAAATTTACAATCTGCAAAGGTATGTGAATCTACTTCTGAATAATCATATTCAAATTCACAATCACAGTATGGGCACTTAGCTCGCCATACTGTGGGTCCGTTCAAAATCTTTTTCATTTCCTTAGTTTTATGTTATTATACCGTAATATTTTATACAATACACCAGTTGAAATACTGAATTCTTTTAGTATATCTCTTCTTGGTGTGCCATACACATACCTAGAAATTAGTAATTCTACGTTTACCCTACGTTCTCGTTCTTTGCCAACAAAGTAAAATCTTTTATCTTCTATACATTGACCCATATTCATCTTGGCAGTTCCCCAATATAGATTACTTACTCTATTATTTTCAGGGTCATTATCTTTATGGCATACTTGAGGGTAATGGTTTGGGTTAGGTATATAAGTGGAAGCCACTAACCTATGTCTATAGAAATTCTTCCGTTTACCATCATCTCCTACTAAAGAGTTAGATAAATAACCATTATCTTTCATAGCGGGTTTTACCAATCCCCAATTACCAGTAAATTTCGAGTATAACTTCCCAGTACGGGATATGTAGTAATTACTAAATCCCGGTATATTACCCTTTTCTCGATTCTTCATATTCTCGTTGATATTTATGGATTTCCTTTTTATATAGTTCCATAAATACCTCTGGTGAAGCTGCACTAAAATTACCAATTTTACGAGTCTTAAACTTGTGATATTCTTCCATGTAGGCATCTACCGAAAAGTCTGGTTTTAACATTCTAGTATAATCATAGCCTGGCATAAACGGTAATTCTTCTGCCATAGACCTACCTATTGTAAAATCCATTGATAGAGTTACGTCATCTACTTGAAAACCAAAATACTTCTTAGTACTTGGGTTACGTAGAATATTCCAAATGGTATATACAGTCCATGTATTTATATCTTCTGGTTTAGAATACATATATACTGCGTCATGTACCGTACAAGCTTCTTTCATCATTGGTAATTTACCTTGTCTCATTAACCAATAAACAAGAATAGCCCCAAAGTTGGTCATATTTGCTGCAGCACCTTGACATGGGAAATTAAGTCCCAAACGAATAGCATAAGCAACTTCTTGTTTGTCGTTTGAGTATATCTGGGGTAATCTTCTCTTAGTACCAAATAACTGAGTATAATACCCATGCTTACGAAGGAATTTCTCTTGCTTCTCTTTGAACTTAAGTATCTTTGGGTGTTTCTCAAAGAACTCGGCCATTTCTTTATGGGCTTCTTCTTTAGTAACTATAATACCAGCTTTTGGGTCAGATAGTTTTACTGCAAGTAAAGCTTCTCCAATACCATAAATCAAACCGAATGCAATTTGCTTAGCTTGTTTTCTTCTAGTCTTCCATAACTTATGGTCAGGATGATTTTCATCTTCGTATATTTTAGATGCTTCTTCAATTGATACACCATATTTTGCTGCTGCTATACCCAAGTGAGGATCAGCTCCTTTTGCAAAAGCATCAAGATAGGTTTCATCACCAGATAGATGAGCCATCATCCTTAACTCTGCCTGTGAGTAGTCAAATGCCATATATAAATACCCAGGAGGAGCTACCAATTGTTTCTTGATATTTGGGTCTACTGTTGTCTTTGGGATCTGCTGCATATTTGGGTCTGCAGAACTAAACCTATTAGAGTCAGTACCATGTATGTTATATCTACCATGTAATCGAGAATCATCTTGTACCTTTTCCCACCACCCATAAATATAAGTCTTATACATTTTCTCTAACCCTCTTAGTTCGAGAAGTTTATCCAAGAATATTGCCTTTGGTGAATCGGGTTTTTTAACTGTTAACCTTAAGTTAGTTAGGGTTTCTTCATCTGTACTTGGTTTACCAGAATCATTATCTTTAATTACATCGAAATGGAATCCATCCTCTGAATACATTAGCTTAGGCAAATCAACTGGGCTACCAAGGTTAATGGGTCTTATTAATTCCTGTTCCTTTTTAGTTGTGAATATACCTGCCTTGATATTCGATATTTTCTGTTCCCTTAATGCAATCTTTCGTTTGTCTTTTGGGTCATTATAATCTAATTCCTCAAGTTCAGCTTCGATAGATTGAATATACTTATCAATCTTTTCTTGGTTGTACTTCTTTTCGAATTTCTTTACTCTTGGCAAGTCATATATTGCTTGTCTAGCAGCATCTATTTTTGGTTTATATTCTTCCAGAAGCTTTTTATTGAACTCAGTATCTAGATATAATCCCTCTTTCTCTACTGAGGTGAGTACTCGTGAATTACACATAAATAAATTACGGAATACCGAATACATACCCAAATCAATCAACTTCTTTTCAAAGAATAACATTAACCTAAGAGTATAATCCGTATCTTGACATCCATAATGACAAAGTGGGTCTAATTCTTTTTCATCCCAAGGTATCTTATCGAAAGCATCTTGTTTCTCATAATTACCATACTCGGGCAGATATCTTCTTACCATTGATTTTAGGTCATGAGGTTTTTCCTCATTAAGAACATATTTTGCAAGCATACCATCTAAACAAGTACCCCTATAGAATATTTGATACTTTTGGTTTATCTGGTCATCAAACTTCCAATTCCATGCAACCTTTACAATGTCATAATTCTCAATTACCTCTTCCCCAAATTTCCTTAGCATCTTTTTCCAATTCCAACCGGGTGAAGTATAATCTTTTGTTTCGAAATGGTCTAAAGGAATGGAAGCACCAAACCCTGGCATCCAGGATACTGAGAGTATAGTTGGCTTAAAACCCTTATTATATATAGGTTCTGTATTTGTTTCATAATCACAGCAAGCATAACCCGCAGCTTTACAACAATCAATAAGTTTCTTAAGCCCCCTCTTGTTTTTTATTATTGTATACCGTGTCTCCATATTTTAAAATAGAAAAAGGGACATACCCACCAGTAGTAGATACATCCCTCATTATTAGTATTTCTCTTGTAAGTCTTCCAGATTAGAAGCTAATGCTGTCCAATCTTTCTTATAAGAATGAAGAGAATCAATAGTATGATATAGATAACCTGGTTTTACTCCAACCTCTTTAGCTACATATTCCATTAGTCTCCATGCAAGGTATACATCATTACCAAAGTGAGTAACAAAGTCCGAACTTCTTTGATGATAGCAAATGTGTAATACCCTCTCTCCTTTACCATTCCGACGGATAAGGAAGTCATAATACATAGAGCAGGGTATACGTCTACTACCATCATACCAATCGGTATCTAATCCGTCCATATCACCATTGAATATTGGTAATACTGCTTTACGAGTGTCATTATCGCCCTTCAGTAATCTTATCAATGGTTTAATAACATGGATGATTCTCTCATTATAGGTATAATCAAATTTACCATTTACCAAGAACTGTTCCCATAAATCTTTTCTTAATTCCCAAGCTTTACCTGGATTAATTATATCAGAGGTATCAATCCTTTCTTGGAACTCAGCATCTGCCCATTCCTTTGAATGTGAGAATACAAATAACCATACTGGGTCTCCCAATGAAGTTAAGCAATATTGTTGGCAAATGAGTTCTTTAGTAATAAAATCCTCATTACCTTCAATCACTTTATTCTGATAGGTCTTTGGTTTTACAGTTTGACCATAACTGTTGAGTTCTCTGCCCATTTCGGACATTAACTCAAAACTGTTAGAATATATCCTCATATAATATAAATATTTAATTGTATGACATTGTAGAACTAACCCAGGTCATATGCCAGTAGCGATATACAAAATCATCAAAATCCTCTACCTCTTTTAATAACAAGGGTATATCTGGTTCTCCCCCGTTCTTTTTAATCTCAAAAACTTGGTAATAGAATTTGTTTACTAATCCTATACGCTTCTGATTTAAAAATTCCTTAGCTTCCATTGTTCTTTCGTTTTAAAAGTTTCTTTTTATAGGCTTTACGTTGAGAGTAAGAGATTACATTCTCCGGGTATTCTATATCCTCGTATTCAAGAAGTAATTCTTTTGCTTTCATTGATTTATATGTTTCCTCATATAAATCTGGTCGAAGCACTTTAAAACTTCTAAAGAATACCTTGAATGAAGAAAATTCCTTCTCGGTACCATTTTGGAATTTTTTCCATATCTCTTTTATCCTCTTATTCCATGAATTCTCTTCTGCTCCCTTAAGTACCTTCTTCAAGGGTTTATGGGTATGATACATTAGAAGTGTCTCTACATTTCCGTACATCTGAGTCGCGAATAGGTTGATTTGTACTGACTGATCCGGTCCATATACGTACTCTGACATTCGTTGAATTAATAGGAAATCGAATATTAACCTCTTGGTAATTTCTGAAGCCCGAACTACCATTGTAATAACTGGGATGTCCTCCCCGAATCGTTTTGAAAAAGTCGCAGCTATTAAACATTGTTTACCATTATCATGATGATTGTTAAACATATAGGTTATATTGTAATTCTGATTGTACTTATTTCTCAGTACTCTAAGTTTACTACGCAACAAGTCAAGCTTATTAAAATCTATGTAGTTATTCAATAAGCTAGTCCACTTAGTTTCTTTATAATTGAAACATCTACCATAATCAAATTCTGGGTCTACCCAGGCTTTTCGTATTTTTATAAATACGTTATACACTACTGCTACCCCACTATTAGCCATAGCACCTTTCCCAAATAGGATTGGGTCTAATCTTAAAAAACCCTCATTAAGTTTTTCCCATGCTTCCTGTGAAGTAGCAAATTCTAACGAATGGAGGGACTCCTCCGTATTAAGCCGAAGTCCCTCTAATTTCTTATTCCAACCTGACATATAACTGGCTGATTTTTAATTAGTTACTAATAATTTGTAGTTTGCCTCCATAAATTGAGACGTTGTTTTTTAAAGAATAAACTAAATAGTCCGCAAGGAGTAAACCCATTCATAGCTAAAAATCCCATATAGAGATAGAATGACTTTACCAAAGATTCCTGAAAATCTATTTCTTTAGTCATCACTTGAGTTTGTTTCCAGGGTCTACATTTAAGGAAGTTCCTTGCTTTATTAAGTTCATATATTACTTCCCATAAATATAGCTTCTCGTTTTCATGAGATATCTCGCTCATTCCATGAAAACCTGGGGTATAAGAAACTATCTTATCATATTCTGCCCTATCTTCTCTTGCCCAATCGGTTGGACTTAGTATAGGGTATTTCCTTACACCTCGATGATCTGGGTACTTGATGAGTAGGTCTTTGACTCCAATTGCCATTACCTCAAATAAACTCTTGGCATCTTGATATTTTAATATATCTTCTGGCAATATATTAGAATACAAAAGCAAAGTAAAGAAGAATCCCAAGGCATCTGCTTGTTCCTCATTTGCATTTGCTAGATGATTTAATACCTGAGTGTATTCTTCTGAGGTTAAACAATCATTATTCCATCCATAATCACGATATATAGATACTACTTCATCGGTAGATTCGAATCCTTCAGTTAACTCTTCAATAACTCTACCAATAAAATCCTTTAGAATAACTTGGCTCTTTGGATTATTTATATCTAATGGGTAATCTGGTAGCTTTTCTATGGATTTATACCCAGAGAATTGCTCTATCCCAAGAACATACATTTCTTGTAATATCCGTGCCTCAGTTTCTTCTACCTGAGGCACTTGTTCATTTATATTCCTGATGTCCATGATTATTTACTTCCTGATGAACCAAAACCATTCCCTCCTCTACTTCCCCACATCTGGGATTCAGTATAAAATTCCTCTTGTTGAATCTCTTCTGGTTCAGTAATATAGATAGGTACATGAATAAATTGTACCAGCTTCTGGCCAGCCTCAATAACCTGGGCTTCTTGAGAAGTGTTGTATACTCCAATGTGTATCTCTCCAACATAGGGAGAATCTACTATCTCGGCAGTAAAGATTAACCCTTTCTTAGTAGCTATACCAGATTTGTTTGCTGCCATTAACATAGATGCAGGAGGTTCTAGCAAACCTTTGATACCTGATGGGATAAGTATACGATGACCTGGTTTTAAAGCTATATGCCTTACGAATGATTCACTAAAGGGTATATCCAAATCATATCCTCCTGAATCAAATTCATTCTTAGAGTGGATATCCTCAGGATATAAATCAGTTGGTACATAAAAATCTAACCCAGCATCATTTGGGTTTGCTCTGTTGGGAGATACTACCTCCCTTACTTTGATAAATCTAAATCTGTTCATAATATATTACATTTACGTAAAAGTTGTCCAAAGGTTAATTTCTTGGGTCTAGAAACATGTACTCCCAATGAATTACACATTCTAATTACATCGGTAGAACCTTCCATACACAAATTAGCAAGTACATCACTTTGCTTTACAAAATAGTTTGGGTTGTTAAGGTATACCTTGAACATAGCCCATATCATCTCTATTGGTTTCATTATTTAATACACTCTTTATAAAGTTCTCTAATACGTTTTCTAGGTACTTCAAATTTCTCAACGGTTTTGGTAATAACCTCTTTTCTGTCTTTCCCTTTCCGAATCAAGCCTCGGATGTATTTCTTGATACCAACCGTATCTTCTAATACATCCAAATCCTTGTATTGATTCTTCTGTTCTAGCTCTTTCCTTGTGATATTCAAGTTCTGAGACATCTTGAATGCACATAGCTCTGAGTCTCCGCATAGCTTACACTCTTTAGTTGATAGGTCATACCCAATACCGAAGCAAGGGTCTCCATTAGTTCCCAGAGTACTAACATCTATGGGAGTAAGGATATCTTGCTTCGATAAGTCAGGAAGTTGTTTCTTTTTCTTAGCCATTATATGTCTTTTTTATGTTTATAAATAAATGTATATTTCACTGTTATCTTCTATGGGAACATAGGAATAACCGATGTTATTAATAAATAGTTCCCTGAGTTTATATAATTCTTGGTATGAATTTCTATCATGGCTCTCTTGACATACTTTGACTACCATACCATTACTCCAGTACAAACAAAAGAAATGAGTAAAACATTCGGGGGTATTTTGAGAAGTTTCCAAATTTGATACCCATATCAAATCTCTACAGTTGAATACGTGTTTAGGATTATGTACCTCCCCAACAACAAGAGATTTAAACCATTCCCTAATCTTCTTCATCATAAGTGTAATTAATGTGTTTACAATTGGGACAGACCCATTCTTTGAAATGCCATCCCTTAATTTCCAAATCCTTTTTATGAAAACGTTTCTTACATGAATGGCATTGATATCCATCCTTAGAAAGTATGAAGTCTAAAGCGAGTATTATTATTATCATAATAACAACCGCTGTAATTAAAATATATTTCTCCATCACTGAAAGCCTTTAATTTTCTTTTTAGTATTATTGGGTTTCCTTAAGAGTACCCAGCAATAAATACCGGATGCAGAGATTTGGATTATCTTCCAACCATCTGATAATAGAGTAGTTAGTTTAGTATCATCTTCATCTCTGATACATATTAGTTTATCATTATTCATAATGCCTATATGCTTATTAATTGTAATCTTCTTTTCCTCCTACGGAGAAAAAGTAAATACTCATAGTACTTCTAGTTAACTCTTAATAAGGCTATGGTTAGGATGTTTCTTCCATAGCTTATCTAACAGTATTACTTTCAATTCTTGTCTCTGATAATATTGCTTTCTATGCTTACCATGCCTATCTAAATAAGGGCCAGGATAATGAAGGTCATCCAGGTATACTTTCTTTTTCGATTTATCGGTTCTTACCAAACGACCAAGAAACTGAATAGATTTTTCCTGACTATCCATGCTTGCTGCATTAAGTAAATACCTAAGCTTAGGAAAGTTTTTACCTCGAGCAATGATTGTAGTTGATACCAGGATATCTATTTTGCCTTCCCTAAAATCCTTCATTATTTGTTGTCTTAACTTAGAAGGAGTATTAACATGCACATAGGCAATATTATAGGCATCGCCCAGTTTCTTTTTAAAGAATTTATATAGATTTTCACAATGTGCAATATGCTTGCAAACTACGAGAGCAGGGTATCTGCCTTGATTAAGGTTCCATAGTAATCTATTATAAGCCATTAACCAAGCTGTATAACAATTGGTGATTGAATCATCGTATATTTCCTTATAGGAAATACAATCAGATTCCCAATTACCATACCAGGGTTTACCAGGTACCATCTTTACAACGGTTTTTGTTGAGTAACCCTTTTTGATAGAATCCTTAAGTTTAAACTCGGCAATCACTTTACCAAAGAAACATTCAAGGTTCATATTCTTAACCCTATCCTTAGCAAGCTTACTCATATAAATCGTACCAGATAATCCTATACGAATTCTGGTATTAAATAACCGAGTGATTACATTCTGATATTGCTTACTACCTCCTTGGTCAGCCTCATCTATAAGTACCATATCTATTTGAGATAATTCCTTTTGATAGAATCTCATATTTCTCGAAATAGATTGAACCATACCTATAGTAAAGTTACTCCAGTTTAAAACCTTGCCTTGAACAAAAGTGATATCTTCTCCGGGAAGATATTGCTTAAATTCTTCTCTAGCTTGATTTAACCAATCCGAATCATTAGTTATTAGCAAAGTCTTTAACTGCTTCTTATAGGATAAATATAAAGACGACATGATAAGTGTTTTACCTGCATTAACAGTGTAATCTAATACGCCAATATGAAAAGGTGTATTCCCTATCTTATTATTGATAACTGCCTTAACAGCTTTCTCTTGCTCTGGTCTTAATTTATATTTGCCTATATTCGTAACTACTTTACTGACTTTAGGTAAAGGTTGTCTCATATCTACAACTTTAGGTTTAATCCCCATCTCAATACACATATCGTATACTTTGGGAAGTAAACCTATTTTAAATTGCCCAGTCTTGGTGATGTAATGAATCTTACCGTCCCAATTCTGCATACCTCTTTGCCTTGTACGTAAGTAGAAAGCATTTGGATGTCGAATAGCGAACTCATTATAAAGTTTTTGTGCGAACTTAAGAGGTAAGTCGAGTTCGCACATATTCCCATTCTGTATGATTATCCTACTCATTTGATAATTACCGTTACACCCTTAGTAGATTTATCCATACCCATTGCTTCCTTGAGAAGTTTAATATGATGCTCCTCATCCGCAATCAATTTCTCAAGGAAATAATTCACGTCATCGTAATCTGGGCGTTCTTCGTATTGAGCAATTGCTCTTTGAATTTTCTTGTAGTGACCAATAGTTTCTATCTCGGAATTCAAAGCAATCTTTAAAGCTTGTTCCCAAGTAGAACCAATCTCAATCGTAGGATTAATATTCATGGTAGAGTAATCCTCATAGGGATCTGCCTTTTGTAAAAAGTCCGATATCTTATCAAGGTGTCTCATCTCTACCAAACCAATACCCAACATCAATTCTGATATTTCTTCAAATCTAGAAGACTGTTGGGTATACATAATGATGGCACTTAGTTCTGAGAACTTGGCATTCTTCCAAATCACATAGAACATATTAATTATCTCATCAGGCCATGGTTCGATATCCTTAAAATCTGGATAATCCACGGATTGGTCTGAATACTTGAGGACATCTATAAAAGCCTTAGCTGCATCCTCTACTCTGTTTCCGAAAAATTGTAAACCTTTCATATCATTTTCTTATTTTATCCCAAAGGGAACCTTCAACTTCTGGTTCACCTTCAAGTAGTTGTTTATTCTTATATTTATATAAATACTTATTGTATCTTTCAATTGCTTTATCCGTATACATTTGTGCAATATCCGGTAACCCATTGCACCATGCAAGAGATTCAAACTGAGCATCGATGAAGGTCTTATAATTCCAGCCCTCCTCTTTTAGGAATTCACCTACCTTTGCAAAGTGTACATACTTCTCGGGTTGATTTTCATAAGACTCATATATACCAGTTGCCTTAGCAATCTTACCTATAAAGTAATCATGTATCTCTTTGGTAAGTTTTAAATCTGAATTTTGTAACTCTATCTCAGCATCTACTTGATTAGTGATGTTTTCTTGCATAGATAATAACCTTTGCATAACATTACGATAGTCGGTCATCCTCTTTAACCCAGTCTCAATATATTTAATAAAACCTTCCCGGGTATCAAATTTGAAATCTTCACAGAAGTTATTACATACTTCTGCAAGCTTTTTACAATTTGCCCATTCCCGAGAATTACTTTCATTTATTTTACGAACCCCTCTATGCTTTAACTTTATACGAGTTGCATATAAAATATCAGCAACAAGGGCAGCATCCCCCTTAGATGCTAGTAAAATGTTATTAACTCGCTTAGTATTCTTATTGTTAGAAACTAAGACTGCTCTATGATTTATTGCCTCCTTTCGAGCAATAACAAAAAAAGCCTCAACTGGGAAATTGTCTACCTCTAAGGTATTTAATATTTCCTCAAATTGAGACTTAGTTATATGGATAGATGGTTCACGCATAAATATATTATTTATAATATAATAGGAACTCCCTATTTCAATGAGTTTCTGATAGCAATCAATTCTTGATAACTTTGATACCGAGTATTATATACTAACCTTAAGACTTCCCTTTTCCCAAGATCGTTGCAATCCTTTCCGTCTGGTAAAAACACCACCTTGACCTTTTTATAGGCAACAAGTTTGAGCGCCAAATTGATTGCATATTGCTTGGCGTCTGGGTCCAAGAGTATAATATATCTTTCGCATTGGGATTTAAGTAATTCATTGATTTGGTACTGACTAATAGCTTTGCCCATTGTGGCAATCCCTCTATCGCCCATTGTGAGAGCATTAAGTGCTCCCTCGCAAATGAATACCGACCGGTACATTTCCAATGCGTCATGATTAAAGATGATAAATTGTTTGCCAAGGCCTGTGATATCTTTATCGGGATTATTATACCTGGGACCTTTTCCGATAACGTTCCGAGCATTGTAATATTTAAGTTGTCCTTGATAATAGAACGGGATGATAAGGTACCCGTAAGTCGTGCCCATTGTTCCATATCCGATACCACATCTTGAAAACTTCTCGAGGTTGAAGCCACGTTTCTTGATATATCCACGAATGCTTTTTGCAAGTTGGCTGTCTCCAATCGAAATATTTCTAAATCCATCTGGGAGATATACGGGCTTACTTTCGGCAAGTTCGATTTTCTCTTCCTTAAACTGTAGTTCATCAAATTGTCCATTGTTCAAAAAATTAATTAGTTCATGGTACTCAGTAAATCCTTCTATGTCCATTATTAGTTGAGCAGGAGAAGGATGGGCATTACATCTAAAACAATTGGTTCTATACATAGAAAGGTTAACTCCCAACTTCTGTTCTCTCCCGCAATATGGGCAAGTGGGAATGCGTAACCATCCGTGCTTATAATCGAATGCTCCCAATCGTTTAATAAAGTATGTCCTTAGTCTAGATTTAAACTGATTGGTTATTTTCATACTCTCTTATAGCTTTCCTAATTACTTTTCGAAGTTTCTTTAAATCCTCTAAATCTAAATCATTGATACAAGTTGTTTGCCAACCATTATGAGATATTTCTAAAGCTACCCCATCAGACCATCTATCTTTTACTACCTCTACTTTCTTTGTTTTCATAACTGTTATTTAATATATTACGAATTACCCTATCACCAACTCCAAATCTCTTTCCTAGAACCCTTAATAAAGTTTTGTTTACTTTCCATTTAGTAAACCCTAATTGGATTAGTTCAGATAGTAATGTATTATAATAAGCTTTTACTTTAGGTATATCATTTAAGTTTAATTTACGATGTATATTATCCTTACCCCTACTTCCTCGGACATATCTTGAATATACGCTCCCAGTTTTAGAAACGTAGTATCCCATAAATCCTGGTATATTATCTTTCATTATATATCTCCTTGCTTTTTGTTATATTTCTCTATATTAGCATCTGGGTTACTAGAACTTTTTAGAGAATTATCTAGTTGTTCTCCATATACCCTGTCATATTCTTTTCGTTGTTCTCTAGTAAATTCGGTACACCGTTGAGTTTCTGTAGAGCATTTAAAAAGAGCTCTACCTGATGGTAGACCATCCCTTTGAACCACTATCTCGGCCCTTAATATATCATCCCTTTCTTCTTGTTCTGTAGCATTTAACCCCATAATTACTTGAGCATTTCTTACTATGGCTATAGAACCAGATATATCATTTTCATCATATCTGGTTTTTCTATGTTTTTTACCCTCTCTAGTAATATGATGTGCAGTCCAGATTATATCAAGTTTCATTTCTTCGGCTAAGTTACTCAAGTCTATATATACATTAGAAATCCTTTCGAAATCCTCTCGGTCTCCAGCTATTGAGGCAAGCTTACCTGCATAATCTACCATTAATACTCTAATATCGATGCCTTGATTACGCAATTGAACTATCCTCTCTTTTATGTAAGTTGTATTAGTAATCATTGCAGGTACCCTCTCAACCACCAATTCAACCCCAAATCTTGCAAGCTTTCTTAAATGTTTAGCTTCAAGTTTATCATACTCACCTGAGTATAATTCCTTTTTGGTTTTATTGATACTAGATTGAATAAATCTGTCCATGATTTGGTCTTTACCATTCTCGGTATCTACGTATAATACGGATTTCTTCATTCGAAGATAACCTCGGGCAAGGTTTACCATGAAGAAAGTTTTCTTTGCTTTAGGTTTATCCAATATTACATTAATAGAATGTTCGGGATAACCTCCTGCATTAGTAAGGTCATTTAATTGCCTAAAGGGACAGGGTATTACCGAGGGTTCTGATTGTCTTTTAAACTGTCTCTCTGTAATATCTCGAATCATGTATATAGGTTCGTCCTCTTTCTTTGGTTTACTTTTCTGAAGTACTTTTTCAATCTTCCTTGAATACTCTTCATATTGTTCGAAGTTATCTAAATCAAAAGAGTCATTCAGGTTCTTCATTTCAACATAGGTAGAGAACTGGTAAATCTTTTCCTTGATATAATCTGCATCCGATAAGGGAATGTGATATAAATTGCTTATTAACTTATTGATATTAGGGATGTCATCCTTAGTTACCAAATCAATGTATGCCTTTGATTCTAGCAATTCTTTTAATACTTCTTTTAATACATTCTCTGAAGGCATCTTACCTTGCTTCTTAAAGTATTTTGATATACCCTCAAATATAAGGGCATGCTCAATAAGAACCAGGTAATTAGCTTTAATCCTTTTTAGGACTAGACCTCCTTCCTTATCTCTTAAAACAAACCGGAGTATCTCAAGTTGGAAATCCGGTGTGAAACTAAATTTGATGTTGTCTTTAAATTTCTTCATATCTATATTGCAATATTATATAAACTAATAGATTTTGATAGTACCGAGATAGTTCTGAGTATGTTGACAACTAACTAGAAACTACTAATCCACTACCTTAAGCTCCCGAATATTTAATATTATTATTTTATATAAGAAAAAATACTTATATTTGCATAACGAATATTTAAAAACATGGGAAAAAGTAAAGGAAATAATGGCTCAGAGCTTCATCGATTAAAACCTATGCAAGAATATGATGAAGCTACTTTCAATAGACTTTATAAAGTCTGTAAGCCAGTGATTAGGAATCTTACCAGACAGATTGATTATAAAAGGTTTAATCTTACACCAGATATAATTCAGTCTTATTTCTGGGACAAGATGTTATTTGTTTTTAATAAATACTATGGTGAATGTACTGAAGAACATCTTAAAGCAAGAATCCTTGCATCACTTAGTACATTCAAAAACAAATTGCTTCGTTCTGCATACGGAGAACAAGCAGAGTATAATCAAAGCCTCTTTAAACTTGATGACTTATTCGACAATGACAAAGAATTAGAGGATGATACCGAAGAAGAAAAAGCTAAATCAGAAATGCTTGATATGATGTATACATATATGAAGGATAAGCTTTCTCCAGATGCCTATCTTTTATTTGAGGTATTAATTACTCCTCCCCCTTTTATCAAGGAAAGGCTTGAAAATAGTACTCGAATAACTAATATAATGCTTATCGAATTTTTCGAAATGCCTAAGACTAATGAATCTATGAGATATATATCAGAACTTAGACAAGATATACAATATTGGGAAGACCGAGCTAAAGAAGAACTTAAGTATTAACACAAAAGAAAAGGGGCGTTTCCCAACGTCCCTCTCCCAATTAATTTTTACTACGCAAAACACAGATTGTAAACAAATGTTTACTCTTAAACAATACAAATAATACACATGAGTTTTAGTACTACTAAATAACTAATAACAACTTTATGATGATATCTTTTGGATGTATCGTAATGTAATAGTCGGTGGCAATTTTTCAATATCCAAAGTTTCTACCGAAGTTTCTTGTAAGAAAGATTCCCCTAATAGGTTCCAGCTTACTACGATAGCACCATCTTGAATACCCTTGGTAGGAGTTCCTCTACCGAAATCTCCATTCAATCCCGTCTCCCTATTAAAGAAAGATTGAGGACGAACGTTCTCCCAGTTATTGGCATTATCTTGTTTACCTTTAGATACACCAAGAGCATGCCTATGCTTAGGAAGGTCATCACCTTTAATAGAGATTAAGAAATTACCCTTAGTTGGTGTATAGTAATCTCCAACATTCTGTAACATTACTTCATCCCCAATTTGAACACCTCCAGCTTGGTAACCAATAACTATCCTACCAGCTGCCTTAGTATATTCTGCCCAACCATTGGGTATTACATCGGTTTCCCAAAGAATAATAGAACCGATTGGTAAGTTAGCAGTACTCAGAGATTCAGAGAATTCTTTTCTGATAGCCTCAATTTGACTATCAATGTATTGCTTGATATTTAACTTAGTACCCGATTCATCTACTACTGGAAAGCCTGAATTTATCTGTTCTACTCTTTTCACTGATTCCCTCATCATACTCTGGGCAGCAGTAGTATAAGGGATTTCTTGAAACTTACCTTGATAGGGTACGATAGCAAAGTTCTCATTTCGTTTGGTCATTGCATCAGTACCCTTACCATATACTCCGATAAGAACAACGGAAGTTTTATTATTAGAGTAATAAGGGCAAGCACTCCCTACCATCTCTAGAAGATTGCTATAGGTCATATCGTAATTAGAATATACATCATTATTAATGATATCCGGTGTACGATTCTCTTCGGCAATCGGATAATAAATATCCAGAGACTTTTTAAACAAGGTGTAGAAGCTTTCGGAGGATTCATTCCAATAAGCTACAAAGTCTACTGGGTTATCTACAGGTTCGGAGATAGTAGTGTGTACTGCAAAGAGTAATACCTCTTCCGTTGAACCTTGGGTACCTTGGATGTTCTCAATGGTAATAGTTTGTTCATCAGATATAAATACATACCCATCCCTTGAAATACACCCAAAGTTTACATCTGGCAATTCTCCATCTTCTGAAGCCTTTGCCATATACCTTGCCATAATCCTATCCTTGATTACATTGGCATACTTACTTCCAGCAACTCCCTGAGGAGATACCACTAACTTGTTACCATTTATGGTAGCTGAGCCAAATCCACAGAATGGTCCTAAACCAGAAGGAGCAGCAATTGCCTCTGCTGCTTCCTTTGATTTAATAATACCTTCATACTTAAAGTACGTCTTCATTGTCCTTAGTATTTTTAAATTGATTCTTTTGTTCTGACATATCTTTAAATGCTTCACCTACATCCTTGAACTTTAAGGTTAACAATTTAAAGAGTATTCTCCATATACTATACCGTTTCTTAATACCATGTATTTCACAGATGTGTCCATATATACTATCTACTTCGAAACAGTAGCATATTACCATAACCGTTATTGATACCACTATTGGGTTCATCCCATAGGGTTCTCCAATAGCTTTACCAAGTACAGCACCAAGTAGAACATAGCAGATATAATCTACTATCTTGTTTAGAGTTCTTCTTCCCGCTCTAGATTTTCGAATTTCGATTTTCTGTAACCTACTTGCAGATAACCCAAACCATAAGTCTGATAGGATTAGAATTATTGCAAGGATTATCATCCATCTCAAATCATACAAGATTTGTGTACACTCTCCCAATATACCCACAGTGAATGTCTTGAATAAAGACTGAGTTGTGGTTTCTGTTATTCTATCGATTGTTGAATTTATCATTGTTCTACTATTTGCCAAGATTGATTACTGTAAGTTGTAATGGTAAATGTTTTCTCTGAGAGGTCATCATGTTCCCATTCTAACTTTTGAGGACTAACACTTAAAAGGTCTGCATCTACTACGGTGAACTTAGTTCTCTTCGAAGTATCTACCACTGATTCGAATATATACTCTCCCGCTTGTGCAGTTACAAATTCATAACCAGCACCACCTGCGTCATAAGTAGTTACTTTACCAACTTCCCTTATTCGACTATCGAAGTCAGGTTTATTAGAAGTACACTTGATTAAAGTAGATACTTGTTTAACATTCCCCTTTAGTTCTGCATAAGTAGGAGTACAAGAAATCCCGATGATTGTAGGATAATCTTCCAGTATTACTTGACATCTTAATGAAGAACCATCATCTGCCACAAAGGTATAAGTCCCAGCCTTGGTAAGAACAATTTCCTCATCAAGGTTATAGGTTTCCCCGTTCTCATCACAGGTAGCAGTACCACTTACATTGACCCCATTTTTCATTTCCTCAAGATGGAACTTACAAGCAGACTTCCCATCCAGTAATTGGTATACTGCATAAGTATCATCTATCTGGTCTTCTGGTAATGCCCAGTTGGGTTCTTTCCAATGACTGTCTGTAGCATCCGAAGGTACTATCTTTAACTTGTTCTGATATACTACTGGAGAGTTATTAACTACCAGAGTAGTCTTAGCAGTAGGATAAGCTACTGACTGGAAGGTATAAGTCCCTGCCCTATTTGCAGTATATACATATCCATTCTGAGCATCAAAGGTTTCTCCAGTTTCAATTACCCTTACTCTATAATCACCACCATTACCAGAGATACGTTGTATCTTTACGGTAGTCTTGGCAGAGCCATTGAATAATGTAACTGTTGGTGGGCTAACCGTAATTCTATATACTGCAGTCTTACCAGATACTACTTCGAATATACCTACACCTTCATCGGTTTCCCTTTTATCCAGTGTACATTTAAACTTATAAGTACCATAACTATTAGCAGTAAACTTATCACCGTTCTTAAACAACTTGGTATCACCGATTAACCTACAGTATAGTTCACCAGTAAATGATTCTGGGTAATTCGATTCGATGGTAAGAGTGGTAGTAGCATCCTTGATACTTTGCTTATCCCCAACTCTAAATTCAGAAGGTGTACATCTTACCTTATATGTAATCTCTTCTCGAGTTACAACAAATGAAGTTTGCTTTACTGGGAACTCTACAATCTCAAAGATGTAGGTACCAGGCTCTGAAAATTCCCAAGTTGAGCCAGAGACTTTCACTATATCAGTACCGGATAATCGTACATTACAAGTTTTCACGGTACCCTTATAGGATACGTTTGCCCTTACTACTGTACTTACTTTTAGGTTAGTAGGAGTTATCTTTCCAGTAATAGGGTCACAAGTAATAGAATATACTCGATTATAAGATTCTTGATTAACCGTGATTTGAGTTACCTTAGTAGGGTCTCCCACACTTCTAAAATAATAAGTACCTGCTCTGGGTATATTAAAAATGGAACCACTTTCGTGTTTAGTGTAACCCCAATTTATATTATCACTGGATATCTGATATCTTAGGTCAGCATTTATCCAATCTGAAGTTACAGTTACCTTTACCGGTACTTCATATACCTCTGAAGTAATAAGATTGGGTTGGTCCGGATTTACTAACTCAGCTTTAATTGTATACCCATCATTTACGGTAAACCCATATTGAATATCGAAAGATACATGATAGGGTATGAATCTTTTAAAGAAAGCCTCTACGGCTTCTCTAAATTTTCTGAAAGCTGCCGAGTTCGAAGTATATCCATGACCGGTAAGTCTAAAGGTTACCGGTATACATTGAGAACAATCGAAAGTATTATCATAGGTATACTTATCGTCATAATGGTAATACTGGTCAAAGTGCGGATTACCTTTTACCCAACCATCATAACTATCAGCCTTTGCAGGGTCAGTTACTACGCAGGTTAACCCATACAGCCTCATCATTATTTCGAAGAACTCAGAGGTACCTCTTATTTTAAAAAGAGATATCGAATACTTCAGGATGTTTCTTACTTGAGTACTGGTTAAAGTAAAGGGTCCCTCCTTTGGTATTATCCAAAGCTTAGATAACTCTTGGAGTTTAGCATCGGAGTAGAACCCATTAAAGTACTCTGCCCATTTCTGTGCATCTATAGTGTTCCCATAGGCAAAGGGCATTTCTCCGAGGAATTGCCAAAGGAAATTGAGATACATATCCGGAGCCTTATCTATATCAATAATGTCTAAGATATTCTCAATATCCTTTGTAATGTAATCTTCAAAATGCTCTCCACAAATTTCTAGAAACCTCTCTAAGATGCCTTTGCCATTTACCTTATAGGTATCTTGAGCTTTATACTCGAATGGTAAAAAGTCGATTAGATTTTTGAGGTTTATCATTATACTATTTCGTTAACTGTTAATGTTAATTGTGAAGCATTCTCGAATACTGGTAAGTTGAAACCTGGGTCTTCATAGTCATGGTTTGGTTCAGATACGGTAATAGAATATCTATATCCAGATTGATAACTATTGTTCTGTATATCCAAAGAGAAATCAAAGCCATTAGCCTTATCAATAATCTGAATTGAATTACCAACTGTACCAGTATTCGTATAGCCATTAGATACTGAACGTACCGTAAAAGTAGTTGATGAATTAAAGGTTATATAGTAGGTCATTGACCCCTTTGCCTTATTCAACTTAAACTGGCCAAGGCTTAATTCTTTATTACCATAAATAGTAGTAGGCCAAGGTTTAATATAGAACTTGGTTAGATGTAGATAATCTACAGTTGACAGATTATCTATTAGGGCATAGATGTCTGATACCCTTACGCTTCCACCTATCTGAGCTTGCTCTGGAGAATAGGCATTATATAAAGCCGTAAGAATTTGAGTTTGTATCTCTGGAGTCTTATAAGACTTCTTACCAGTAACTCCCATCTCTAGAATAATCTGAACCTTGCCTGCAGATTTAACCTTTAACCAAGTAGTCATAGGTGCTCTTTGAGATAATAGGTTGTATACCCTATTTATTAATTCAGAAGAAGCAACAGCTCCACCATCAGGACTGATATATACTGTAAGCTTTCTACCACATTCATAATCGGCTTTAGCTTTGTTTACCCCATCAACCAACATAGCCAAACTTTCGAAATCCTCTTTGGTAATTGCTACTCCCAAAGTCTTTACACTCAAAGGTATATGTTCCTTAAGCATTATAAAGTTCTCATAGTTTGAACCACCTCCAGCATCATAAGCATTACTTACTGTAGCATCAGTAATTGAAGAAGAGATTATTGAGGGTACAGAAGTAATGGTATTACTCTTTACATTACCTTGAGTACCATTAGTTAAGTAGAATACTACATTGGTTATTTTTGCACCTGCTGCAGGTTTCTTACCGAAGGTTCCATCCCCAAACATTATGTAAGGGTTAAGAGCTTCATCTACTGAAACCATAAAGTGTTTATCCGTTGGCTTTGATTTTGCAAAGGTATCTGCCAATACCCAAGTTTCTCCACCTATCTGTAAAGACATAGAGCCTTGTTCATAGTACTTACCATTTGGCAAGGTACCGAGGTGAATTATTACCCTGTCTCCAGTAGGTATTAGCATATTATTAAGAGCACTTGCAGTATATTTCTCATGTTGAATTATAGGTACTTTACATGTGGTTACATTTGAATACCAAGTTACATCTCTAGCAGATAACCAAGAATTACCACTGGAATCTGTAAATAGAGTTCCTTGAGGTATGGTTAATTTAGCTCCAATAGAGTTACCAGTAATGCTTCGAGATAAGATTACATCTACTGTAGCAGCAATTGCTGCTCGAGCATGGTAATCTACCAAAGCTCCATGTTTAACTACCGAATCATACCTTCTTGCAGTAGATAGGAAGGTTTCCCTTGCCATATTATCTACATAATAGTGAAGTACTTCGGCAATTGCCGCAAACAATGAGAGGATGATAATTAAGATATTCCCCTCCGAATAATCCGTTATGAGTTTCTGACCCTGAGGGTCTTTAAGCCCCATAAGGGATTCAACCAGCTTGGCCTTAATCTGTTGATAAGACCTCTGGTATGGATTAAGCCATTTATTTGTGATTCCCATATTATTGTGTATTTAATGAATTATCTGACCTATCATAGGTGATATCGAGGTACTGACTAGAATTTGTTCCATTTATTACATAAGCTACTTCTATGTGTATTTTTGCATCAACTCTAGTAACTGTGATATTTTGGAAGGTTATTCTCTGTTCCCATGCACCTATGGCTTGTTTTAAAAACTCTTTAATTATAAAACTTAGGGCTTGTGAGTTTGGTTCCTCAATACATTGCCATAGTTTACTACCAAAGTTTTCCTGTCGAAATCTCTGACCTATCATATAATACAATATAGAACTTATATTATCCCTGATAAGTTTAAAATCCCCGTTTACTGGGTACCAACCTCTTTCCCCATTTTCATTAGTTGTAAGTTGGATAGGATAAGTTACACCTATACCAACTAAGTCTGTAAAGTAATTCTTTTCCATTAGTGTATGCAGGTTTTATCCTCATAATCGTCTACAACGAATTGTGAGAAAGGTTTAGTTATTTGAGTTAAAGTTGGGCCAGAAGAACCTGGCCCAGTAGTTACACCTGAGTGTACATGAGAGTTGAACATACTACGAAGTTGTTCTAGTTCTTGAATAGTTTGATTTAGTTTTTCGGTTAGTTGGGCAATATTGATTAACCCATGATTTTCTCCAGTATTTAATATAATGGTATCACCTGAGGATATATTGATATCTTTATTAGCTGATACTATTACGTTAGATTCAGAATAAACCAATACGTCCCCATTAAAGTAGAGATTTAGTTTCCCATTATCATCGTCTATTATAATGAGGTTACCTTCAGGAGTAACTATCCCCATTTTATTTGGACCGTCTAATGGTTGAGGTACTTGATTCATACCCCAACCATGGTATTCCCATAATGGTTTAGTAGGGTCACCAAATTCAAAAGTAATGAATACTATATCTCCTACCTTAGGGGCTAAGAACTTAAACCCACTACTTATTGAACCATGTTGGCCTTTCGGTAAAGCCCAAGCAAAGGTACCTCCCATTACTTCTGGTATACATACTTTTACCCTATTCATCTTCTTTTCGGTATCATTATTATCAACAACTATACCTCGGTATATAGAGTAGTATCTTCCAAGACCCTCTAATCCTTCTTCTGTTATTATCTTTGCAGTTTCATAGCCCATAATTACCTCACTTCCTTATCTTGATATATTCTTTGGCTTCCTTATTCTTGATATATTCTTTGAATCTCTTTATGGCTACTTCCATATAATCGAATTTAACCCAATAATCATCGGGTACTTGAATATCTTTGATGGTTATCTTTCCGGGTATTACCTTACCTGAAGAAGTAGTTAAACTACCAGAGCTTACAGCTATACCTTCTGCTTTCTCGATTGGAGTCTTAGCTAATACTTCAGTATAGTAAGCCTTCTTTCGAGCCATCTCATCCCTACGTTTAACATCCAATACGTTTCCTTCCTTATCCATAATACCAGATTCAATGAAATAGGCCACCTCATTGTAAGTCCAACTCAAATCTAATTCATTGATATTACTTAAAGCTTTCTTATCTTTACCCTTAGAGGTTACAGCATTAGCTTTAGCATCATTAGCTACAACCGTTTGAGTAGACAGCCCAGTCTTAGAAGTAGTAGAACCAGCCCTACTCGAATTCTTTACTAACTCTAAATTAGTTACATATCCCTGGCCTGCATCCATAGAGTGGGTACATTGTTTTATATACCAAGGACCAGACCATCGTTTACCAACATTCTCTAATATTAATACCTGAGAAGAGGCTAGTAAGGGTCTTCCAACAACTTGCATCTGACAAACCAGTTTACTCTCTGTATACTTTAAACCACCATTAGCATTAGCATTAGCTGCCCAAGCCCACTTATCTATCCCCCCATATCTACTGAATAGATTATGGTAAAGTTTGTACAGGGGTATCTCAACATTAGCTTTTTTCCAATGTTGAACTTTCACTGTAACGCTATAAATACCCAAACTCTGATTTAATGGGTTTTTATATTTGATAACCGGGGTGTCATCGATCACCATAGTATAAGGGCCTTTCTTTAAAGCCGATATACCTCGATAAACACTTTCTTCATCCTCTAATCCCCAAGCAGTAGCTCCACCCTTGGGAGTATGCTCTGGGTCAAAGTCTCTTGGGTCCAGGTCTTCTATGACCATGTATTCCATTTGTTCTTTACCCTCGAAAAGGTATCTTTCATTCTTGAGGATATTGTATATATCTTCATCTAATGTTTCACCATTAACTACATTCTTAAGGGCAGCATTTAAAGCTGCACGCCTATCAGCCGGAAATTCTTCTCTTTGAATGGTTTTATTTATGATACTTCTTACCTGATCTGTACTAAGTTCATTAAGGAATTTTTCCTTACCTTGTCTATAAGCTTCGGCGGGATTAGAAGCAGAATACTCTGCTACATCTTGATTCCATTTGTCATCTACTTGTTTCCTAGCTTCAAATGAAGCTCTTAAGTTAGGGTCAGTCTTTAGGGTATGATTTAACCTCATCTGCCTGATAGTAGGTATATCTTGGGGATTATTCTCTGCTCCATATTTACCTATTGAGGTTTTCCAATTATTATAATAGACCCCATTATTCTCATTAGCTACTATCTCGGGTAATTTTTCAGTATCATCAATCCCAGTACTTAATACTTCTAAATCTTTACTCTCTGGATTAATAGCGGGAGATAGTGTAGCCTTAACTCTCTTAGTTACTTTTTGAGTAGCAAAAGATACTCTAAGTACTTCCCCATTCTCTCCTTGATATGTATAAGTACATACCGGTTCTTCATGAAATTTCCTATTATGTATATAAATAACATTATCTCTTGAATCTATATACCAAGGGCCATTAGTATAACCTCTCATCTTTTGTTCTAATTGAACTAAGATATTCTTGCCAACTAATCCGAAGTCACTATTGATTAGGGCCTTCAAATCTTCTGGCATAGCCACTTCTGCTACTCCACTGTACCTATTAGCATAAAGCACCTTTCCAGTAGTAGTACGAGTATTCTCTGTAGGTACCTGTAGTGACTCATATACTTTATTACTTATTATTCGTTGTTCCATTACTGAAAGATTTCTATGATTACACCTACACCATTATCACAACCACCATCTAAATAGGAAGATAAACTATTCTCTGAAGCTTCAGAGAAATTATATGGTGGCTGATATCTTAAATCACCAATAGAGTCTATACACTTGATAGTTACATGGGTACCAGTAGAATCAAACTTTGCCTCAAAATCCCTGACCTTGATAGTTTTAATTGGACCCGATACAAATTGACCGTCTGGGTATATGTATCCCCACTGTAAGCATATCACATTACCTTCTTGTAAAGCCTCTATGTCCACAGTATCGGGATCTCCAGTATCAAATGTAATTGTAGCAAGATTTTCTTTTTCTTCATCATACCTATAATTCCAGGTACTAATATAAGCTCCAAGAGGTATACCAGTAATGGGATTCATTATCGGCATACCTCTAAAATCGAATAGAGCCAAGTATGGTTGGCCCATTCCGTTATATAATATGGATTTTTGTTTAGCTGCCATAAGCGGGGATTCTTATAAGTGTTCCACTTTCTACCTCTTTAAAAGGGTTTAGTATACCATTAGCTTCTGCAATAAGATACCATTTACCTGAATCCCCATAGTATTTATAGGCTATATTCTGTAAAGTCTCTCCATCCTTAATGGTATGTTGAATATCATTTGAGGATGAAGGTACAGAAACTACTGGAGTTTCTAAAGAGTAATCTCCATCTCCGTAATTTAGAGCATAGGCATTATTATAAGGGCTAGCTCCCGTCAGATATTGGTTAATATCAATCATATTTAATACCTCCCGTCTTTTTAAGTGAATCCGAATTTATAAAATCTCCATAGGATAGATTATATGCACTTACTCTCTTGAAAATCAATTCTTGAGTTGCTGCTGCAGGTAATAACCTACCATTACCAAAGGTAGCTGGCTTTCCAGGTACCCTTATCCTATAACCATTCTGAAAGTTCTTCAGAGTATAGGTTGCTGAAGTAAGGATGTAATAGTGATTATCAAATATACCCGAATCCCCCCATTCTATCTTAACAATAGGCGGAGCCGATTGATAACCGTTAGCTTTAGTCCAGGCCTCTAATAACCTACACTTATTAATTACCTCCTCTGGATTCTCTGGGTCATTACAGTACCAAGATACATTGAATTGAATGATGTCCTCAGCACCAGTAAAGTGATACATAGGAGTATTCCTTCCCATGGATTTGATAGTTGCCCATGTGGTTTCTCCCCTGAAGCCCAACTCTGGAGGTCTATTCTGTAAGGTAATGTATTGAGTGGGGTTAACAGTCATGTTATATATCCTTACTTCATTCTGATATATAACATCTGCTTTAGCCTCGAAGTTTCTGTAATTAGTAGTATTCTTATTCCCCTTTGCTGGGTCTACTCCTTCACCTTCTTCTAATCTTGGAAATTGTAATTCCATTCTCCATTTAGCCTGGAGCTGTTTGTTTAGGGTTGGATTCTTAGATGATATTTGAGCTTCTCCAATTACTCCATTTGGGTCATAGAGTTTACCCTTTTGAGCATCATCCTTTGGAAGAGTAGAAATAGTTCGATTGAGTAATATCCGAGCTCTCCATAGTTTATTTAAGGGACCCGTAAGAACTCCTGCGGTATCCCTTGTAAGGTCATTATATTTTTCAACGACCTTACCTGCTGCTTTATTTAATACTCTAGCCATAGTGTTTTAATTTTATAATCCTAATGCTACACCAGTATAATCTTGCTGAGAACCCAAAGAGTAATCCCCCAATATCTCACCATCTACACTGATATTAATCTTACCGTCTTTTAACCCATCTCTAATAGCTGCTCTCATTGCATTCAAGAACCTTTCTTCATTCTGAGCTCTGATTGCAGATGGGTCTTCTTTATCTTGGGCATTAGTATTCCTATCTACTGAATCAATAAGTCTACTACCTACTTCTATTAATAATGGTAAACCTACGGTAATAGCTAATCCCCAGGGTCCACCAAGTAATCCCAATAACCTACCACCTACCGAAGCTAAACCCTTAGTAGCAACAGTTTTAGCAGCTTGTTTACCAGCTTGATTAGCTACAGTACCTCCAACTACACCTCCAATGAGTGAAGTAGTGGGGGACATACCAGGATTGGGAGTCTTAACATATCTACCGGTTTTGGTATTATAAAATCTACCAGCTCTATTCATACTAACTCCCCCCATCATCATCTGCAATTGAACCATAGTCCTCATGAGATTTACCATACTTATCATATGAGCTTCCATAATAGCAAATTGGGTGTTCGTCTTAATGGCTGCTGCAGACATACCCTCAGTAGAAGCAGTGGCAATAGTTTGTAAATATCCAACCGACCTTATAATACCTCTTACAGTATTAAACCCTGCAACAATGGTACCAATTACTACTGCTGTAGCCCCTACTCTAAGAGCAAAGCTACCAGCCCAAGTTTCAGAGATAGAATTTATTACGTTGATGATGGAATTACCCATATTAAGTACTGGGGTAAATATTCTACCCAAAGCCGCTCCTGCAGTAACGGTTAAGTTTTCTAGACTTGATTCGAATTGGTCAATGACACCCGCATCGGTTTTAAGACGTTCTTCATTAAGTCTATTTACTGCCCCCATGTTTTGGTCATAGGTTGCAAGTATCTTACCCATCTTATCTCTACCAGAAGCAATATCTCTAAGTACTGGAAGCATGCCTCGATTACCACGAACACCAAAGATATTGAAGAAGGTTGGTGTTTCTATCCGTGAAGGTAAGTCTACTGCCGCCTTGGCAAATTTCTGATAGATAGTGTAAAGATCTATAAGGTTACCCTGAGCATCGAAAAACTCATCAGGACTTAAGCCCAAGTCTGCTAAAGCGTTATAGCCTTTCTTTTTTTGATTAACAAGAGAGAGTTGTAAGTAACGAATCATATTAGCCAGAGAGGTACCTGCCATAGAACCCTGTATACCCATATCTCCCAATACACCGATGGCAGCAGCCGTTTGCCGAAGATCTACTCCAGCAGTTGCCATATCTGCTCCTGCATAAGATATGGACTGGGCTAAGTCTGTCAAAGATATATTTGCATTGGTAACTGCAGTATATAAGTCATCGGTTACTCTAGCGGCTTCTCCCATTGGGATTTGGTACATTGACATGATATTAGTCATCAAGTCAGCTACACCACCTTTCTGTCCCACTGGCATAGTAAAGATTGAAGCCAGCTTAGATGCTGGCCCAATCATTTCTTTAATAGCATCGAATTTATTACCTGCCATAGCCAGGTATCTTTGTCCTGATGCAACATCCGAAGCAGTAAGAGGAGTTATCTCATTGACATCTTTTGCCAATTGTAACATCTCTCTTTGTTCTGCAATGGTAGCACCGGCAATTTTCGAAGCAGTCCAAACTTCATTCTGAACACCCGCAGAGTATTTATAGGCCCTTGCCATTCCCCCTACGAGCTGCATTCCGAAGTCCATTGTATTAGAAGCTGACATCTGTATACCTCTATTCCAGGTACTCATGTCATTCATCATAGTTCTGAATGACCCAGATATCTTGCCAGCCTCTTGAGAGAATCGGTCTTTTAATACCATGGCAACACCGACCTCTACTATACTCCTACTGGTATTCATAATTTATTTTCTTTTCTTTAATTGTTTATAATATTGTTCGGCCATTTCCTTAAATATTTTCCTGATTCTATACGGAAGACGTAAAAAGCCGAAATAGTCTAAGGCTATCTCGGCTCTGGTGATATAAACAAAATCACTCTCTAACATTACTCTTCCGTCAGGTAGAAAAAATTGGGTGCCCAAACTATAGGATAAGTTCTTTCTTCTCCAGTTAAGGGATTAGTAATATGGGACTCTCCCTTAAAGATAGGGTCAATAGAGATTATATACTTTCTCATCTCAGCCATATCCTTTGCAGTAAAAGGAGTAAAGTTTTCTACCTTCTCCCAATTACCGTCTACTTCTAAGTAAAGATTCCGACAAAGTAAGGGGGCATTCTTAGTTTGTTTATCCAAGGGTAACTTCATGAACTCTTGTTCCCCCTTACCAGTCATACAATCAAATTTGATTTTCTTGCCCGATGAAAGAAGGTATTCATGACCGGTTAATTGAATACCCTTTGGATAATAAGGGATGGCATCTGGTTTTTCATCAAATACCCTATTATCAGTGGGTACTTCTGAATAATCGAAAAGGAACTCATGAAGGTCTTGGCCATAAGTAACTTTACCACCGTTCTCTTTACCCCAGTCATATTCAAATTCTACTTCCTCTCCCAGTGAGAATATACGAGAATTGAAAATAATTGCATAGCGGTCATTGACTGGTAGATTGAGAGCATCATCAACGGTTAGCTTACCGTTAGGAGTAGCATTAGTTCTAATTATGATTGCTGCAATGAACTTGGTAAGGTTCATCAAAGTCTTCATGTCTGAAAGGTTACTGAGAATGTCTTCATCAGCTCCATTCTGTTCTCTAATTTCATATTCGAAACCAGAGGGTCCGGTAAATCTAAATGTTCTAAATTCCATAATTTTGATATATTTAATGTTTACAAATGTTCATAGTACTCCGTATAACAACAAGAAAGGGGTGAGCTCCTATCACAGGAATCCCACCCCTCCACCGAATCTTAGTGAAAATAGACTAAGGAATTAGTATTTGTCTGCAGTACCCACCGAGAACTCTATGGACTCTATGGTATTCTCTGAAGCCATTCTGTCCAAGTCTAAGCCGGTAATCTTACATGGCCATACCTCTTCGAAGACGTGGGTATTAAGAACCGAAACTCCATCTTCGGCAAGTTCGTTTACAATAGCCGTTTCCCAATATTGGCTTGGTACTAAGCCACCACCAACTATATGGTCTTGGCAAGAATAGAGCCAGTCATGAAGCCAGGTATCTGAACCTGCAGTAGTCATAAGTTTCTCTACGATAAGATTACCTATAGTAACCCTACCAGCAGTTTTAACATCTCTATTGACATCCCCATGAGCCACCTGGTCAATCTCAATATCAGGCAAAGTACAACTTTGGAATAGATAAGTATTGATAGGGTGTTTGGGGAACATGATACTCCACAAGAATTTCTTCCGTGGGTTTTTTACTTTTGCTCCCATCGTTATATGTTTATAGGTTATTACTTGTTTCTACGATTGATACAGATTTGGATGCCGCATCAATTACAATCTCCATAGTTACCTCTTGCATAGGAACTACGTCTTTATACTTAAGGATAGCACGATATTTACCTTGACGGGCATCTGCCTCGGTATTAATTGAAAGGTCATCCCAAGAAGTTGCATCTTGGTCACCCATCCAGGTATACTCGGTCATAGCATCTTCATCTACCAATGAATCCAGTGTAGGTTTAACCTCCAACCAGATTCTCTTCCAAGTACTCCAAACGTTTGGTTCTTCGATATATTTGTTGAGTACCGGGCGAAGGAACTTCTTCAGGTAAAGGTTCAGTCTTACGATTGAAAGGAATCTTTCAGAATCCTGTTTCACTTGAGAAGAGAAGCAATGCCATAGCATGGTTTGCTTACCTGAATCTGGAGTATCTTTGGTTACCATCTCATTGATATAATTCTGAGCAAGAGTGTTCAGTTCGTTATATCGAGAAGGAGAACCATAGTTGGGGCATACTGGACCAACTGCATCTCCAATAACCCCTCGGTTCATACCAGCAAAGGATTTCCAAGGCCCATATTGAGTAGCAGAGGCATCTCCCAAACCAACAATAGTACCCACTACATCGGAATCCTGAAGATTACCGTTTTCGTTGTAGTACTTAAGTCCACCACCAAAGTAGGCAATGTACTTAGAGTTACCTACAGTACCAAGGCAAGTCTGTACCCAAGTAACCTGAGCTTTGTAATCTCTTGCCTGAGTACCTTGAGTATAAGGGGTTAAGTGTTTGGGAACTTCGATATACAGTACCCATTCCATTAGTTCTTTTGCCATATCGGCAGCAGCCTTGTATACTTTGAGTACCTCTGAATTTTGTTCCAAGTGTTGAGAGATATGTGAAATAAACAATTGGTAGAAGTCTGTGTAGTCTTTTACCAAGTCCAGTGAAGCAATCCATTCTTCGGCAGTTGGGGTGGAACCTGCACTACCGATAGTACCATTAAACAGTTTCTCTGTTTCGGAAGGTGCAGCATCTCCCACGGTAATAGTGATAGCATTCTTAGTACCATCAATATCATCGGTAAGCCACTTAATTAGGTTTTCAAAAGAGGAACCTGCAGTAATTACCGGCTTAATATATTCCGAGTTCTTAGCAAATGCACTAAGAGCAAGGTAATCTACCGAAGTGTTATTGTTATCATCGGCAGTTTTGTAGGTTATTACTGGTCCCTGTTCAAGTACTTGCCCATTAGCTGAATATATTTTATAATACAAGGTATTAGCTTGCTTATAAAAACCAACCTGGAAAGTATTTGCACTACCAATTGGATCTCCATATCCCTTGGTTACTAATCCAAAACTATAAGTAGTACTACCAGATTTTAAAGTAATCAAAGCAGAGGGTTTAGCTGGGTCAGTTACAGCAGAAGCAACTGAGATTTCATCTTCTGAATCTTTAGCTTTTCTTGCCGCAGCCGGAGAAGCAGTTACTGTACCTTGAGTAGCTCCTTTGCCAAGTACTCGAATAACACGAAGCTTAGAACCACCTTGCAAAGCCTTTTCGATATTTGATACAGAACCATCGGGTACAATTTCAGAACCATAGATTCTTTGGAACTGAGAGAATGTAGAGATGATTTCTGAAGGGTCATCGTATGGGCCTTTAGTAGTTCTAGCCAATACACAAGAAACTCCTAACATGGGAGTAGTTTGAAGAACATTGTTGTTCTTAAACTTAAAATCAACATGAGGTGAAGTTGGCATAATTCTATTGTGATTAAAGTTAATTACTCGTTTAATTTATACCCTAGAGTATTGTACCTATACCTTAGGTACTTTTAACTCTAGCATCTCATTTTCGTTTTGTTCTAACAATCCAATAAGAACCGATATATCCTTGATAGGTGTAAGAGTACCTTCTCCCAAAGCTTTTTCTGGAAGAATACCGTCCTTACATACATAGGTGTATACCTTCTCAAGTATACCATGCTCTACATCTGGATGGTCATAATAATTACCAATCTCAATGAATAGGTTTCCGGTGGGAGCAAGCCTGCCCTTTTCCCATTCCTCTAAATCATTGAAGTATGGTCTCACGTATCCTCTAGCAGGTAAGCCAGTATATAAGATTGTATGTAGCAATCTCATATCTGCTTGTGTTTGAGAAACCAGATGTACATCTATGGTAATATCCTTAGTTTCATAAGGAAACTCTGAAGCTTGGTAATTACCATCCTCAAGTTTATCACCAATGATGTATTTATTCACACCAATATCTCCAGCATAATAACCCTGTAGTTCTATGGTTATTCTTGGGAGAGTCTTTGGGCCTTTTACTTGATTATTCCCTATACCAAAAAGTGGTATAAACTTCTTCATACCTTTGATTGCCTCTTGAAATCTTTTTTCGTTTTCTTGAGACAAAGGTAAGAAGTCTTCTGGGTTTAAGGTAAGACCCATTTCCAACATTGTACTAAGTAGAGAGATATAAAAAGTTCTTTCTACTATTTCTTCTGAGTTTACCATTAAAGTCCTAATCTAATATTTAATTGAACACTTTGATTGCCATTGTCATTAATATACCCATTATAAGTTACCTGAATACCTCCAAAACCACTCATTAGGGTTTGTAAATGACCAACACAATTTAATTCACTAACCCATTGAGTAGCAATATTTGAAGGATAATCGGTAAGCCATACTTTAAAGGGTATTGGTCCAGAACCAATACCTCCAGAGAATTGACCCTCTATTGTCTTACTTATATCGGTTATCTTAAATTGTTTTATAAATTTAGCAACTTGAATACCGTTGATAAGGTAGTACTGATAACCCTTTACATTACTAATCTGAGCAGTACTAGTATTTTGACCAAGATTTGGGAATGGTATATTCGGGGTTGGTTCAAAGCCATACTTAGTAGTTCTAGTACCTGGAGATTGAGTTATATTTAAAACTATCTCAGTGTTAGGTTCTTGCTGTGAGATAATCTTAACTATAGCAGTTCTTTCCAAGGGGTCATAGTTACTGGGGTTATGTTCTTGATTAGTAGATTTAGTTTTGATAGTAAGCTTACCTGCGGCATTAGCTTCTCCAATTTCTTGGGTTACCTCTAACCAATCTGAGGAGCTTTCAACTTTCCAATCTACAGCACGATATTCATCTTGAGGCTTATTATCGATAAACTTCTGTTGGTAACTGTATACACCTATTTCTAGGGTCTCACCCCTTTTAGTACCATCGAAAGTATGGGAAGTAGTTTCTGGAGTGATACTAAAATAAGTTCCCCAGGTCTCTACTATTTTAGGAGCGGCCTTTTGTACCAGAGTTACTTCCCTTTCTACACCCTGGACTACTACCTTGAGAACCTGCTCTTTTATATTATTCATGTCTTCGTTTACTGCCTTAGGCTTTACCCTAATAGTTGCAGTACCAGTTCCGGATAAGGATGATATTTCGAAATCTGCTGCCATTATATAACCCTCCTTATTTCTTTTCTAATTTCATTACGTATTTCCTTTTGTAAGGCAGCTTTTCCACCAGCAGCCTTAAATGCAGGATTCCAAAGAGGACGAGGTGGTAAATTACCATCTCTACTACCATACTCTAACATGATAGCTATCTGATTCAAAGTCTTTCTTGAAGTCTTACCCGTATAGGTAATCTTCTTGATTCCAATTGGCAATCCGACGAAAGTTCTTTTCTTACCTTTTACCAAAGTAACTGAACGAGCATATTGCCCCGTAAGATTTAACATGGTATGGTCCCCATATTTCTTTAGGATACCAGGAGCATGTGGTGGCCATGATACTCCTGAACCTCTTGGGGGAACACCCGTATTCAAACTTCGTCTTACTATACGAAGAAGTTGATTACCAAACTTTTCTGTACCTTTCGCATAGCCTTCGGTTAAGATACTTGGAGTTTTGGCAATCAACCTTTCTGCACGAGCTTGTTCTCGTTTATCTACGTATATTTCTAGAGGGCCAACTGGAGTCGATAGTGTAATATTAACCGACTTACTTGGCATAATTCTTACTGTTGTTTAGGTTTATCCAATCCCAGCTCCTGAGCAATTCTCTGTAACAGAGTCTCTTGAGTGGATATTCGTTGGTCCATGTATTGACGGAACTCCTCAAACCCTGGAGCAGGTTTACTTGGAGCAGAAGGTGATTGGTTAATTGAATTGAGAATGTTATCGCATTCAGAAACAATTGCCTCAAACTTTGGTCGATTGTTAAGTATATTCAAGGCATTATGTTTCTGCATAGTAACCTCATTAATTATATTCACTACATCGGTAGTATAATATACACCATTATAAATACCTTCATCAGATTGTGATGGCAAGTATACGGTGAGTTGTGATACCGAATCTTGGATTACCAATTCGACACTGTTAACAAAGCCGTCTTTAGCACCAGAGGCCATTGGTTTACTTTCTCCTACCTTTACGATTCTTGCTGTATCAAAAATAGGATAACCAGACCGTCTGTCTTTTTCTAATGTGAAAATCATTTCACCTTTCTGTACCTTTTGGAAAATCAATGTTCTTTCGTCCATAATCATCTTTTATTAATTAAGTTTAAACCAAATGAAACTGCACCTGGATTCCTTTGCATGAAGTCTACCAGGTTTAAGAATTGATAGTACCCAAATTGATTTATGAGTACCTGAGCTTTGTTTGCTACTTCTTGTGCAATCTCTATATTGGGAGCAGGTAGAGCTAATTGTATCTTGAATTCGGTGAGTTGTTCTTGTTCCATAATTCCTTAGTTTAATGAGTTAAAACGAAAAAAGGAGTACACCTAAAAACAGATGCACTCCTTTAATCATCTTGGTATTTTAAATTACTAAGCTGGCGTTGTAGTACCGGTCTTCAAGGCAGCTACCACTTGATTGACGATGTTCTGGTCTCT